GGCGACAATGGAAAAGGTAAACCCCTCCGTAGAGGGGCTACCAAGGTTACTTAGGCGTTAAATACTAGCGCCAAAGCTGACTCAGGACGGAGAACCTTAACACCGTACAGAGTATCTGCAGTGTAGAGGTTAGCAAGGTATTCTTGCTTGTACTGAGTTTGTGAGCGGACACCCATTTGCTCGACGAATACGCCGAAATCTTTGTGTCCTAGGATACCTGCCTTGAGGTCACCACCGGCGGCGTTGTCAGCCGCAGACTCGATGAGTGGGCAGTTAGTAGAGACATAGATGTCAATACCGTAGAGGCTACCAATGTTACCATTCACTGTTGGCTGACCTGATACAAAATCAGATGAGTTGTAGCGAGTGATGCCACGGATAGTTTGTACGACTGAAGGAGGAACTACGAGGAAACGCTGATCCATAGGAACGTCTGCGTCGTCGAGTTCTTTAACAGCCTGACGGAAAGCATCATCAGAGAAGATGTCGCCTGACGCTACAGTGTCAACAGCATAAGCTGTCAAGTCTGTAGATGCGTCCATGTAGTACGCATTGCTGTGTACCCAGTCAGCACCGTCTGAGTCGCCCAAAGACTTACCAAGAGCGAACAGGTCAGTGTCAACCTGCTTTGCAAGTGCATAACCTGCATCAGAAGTGTAGAACTGACGGAGTGAAGACAACGCCTGAACGTCTGTAATGTCTTCAATCAGACGTGAGTACTCGTAGTGCTTGTCTACGGTTACTTGTACTTCTGACTCAGTCGCCGCAATCAATGTGACCTGAGTTTCAGCAGACTTAGCAGATGCATCGCCAAGAGTAGGCTTAGGGATGTGAATAGTGTCACCCTTCTTGCCTGTCATTGGCATGCGGTTTACAAGATTAGCCAAGACGAGACTGTTCTCGTAGGCCGCGATAATTTCATCACTCCAAATTTCGGGGATGAAAGTTGCACCAGTAGTATTGGTGACGTGGTTAGTACCTAGTGCCATTGTTAAATCTCCTTAACGCTATTTGACACGTCCCTCTGCGTATGCCGCCATAATTTCTGGCTGTAGTTGTGCATACCGCTTTGGGTCAGTTTGCATAAGTTTAATAATATCAGCACGACGATAGACTTTTCGACTTGGAGCTTCTCCACTACCAGAAGCACTGCCTGTTGAAGCCGCTTTGAGTTGTCTCTTACGATCTTCCTCTTGCACTTTAGCTGTCTCCACTACCATATTTTGACGTTCTTTCCACGATGTGATAAGTTCGTCTGCAGAGTCATAGTCAAATTGTTTATCAGCACGTTCATATAATTCTGTTCGTACCTTTGATTTGCCTATCCAATCCTGGAACTTAGTATCTTGAACAATGTCAATAAAGTCTGGATGGTTACTCTGAAGCTTTGACAGTATTTGTTGTTGCTTCATTGCCATTGAAGTTTCTTCTGCCGCTTTTAGCGTTGGATGATTTTCAATAGCTTTGGCAATTGCTTTTTCTGGTTCTGAGAAAAAGTCAATTTCTTCGTCTTGTTGTTGTTGTGGGCGAGTGGCCGCTTCAATCTGTGACTTAACGAAATCATCAACAATCTTGCGTAGTTCACCTACTTCTGAGCTTTGACGGCCTAAAAGCTTTTCAGCTTCTTGATGCATCTGAACAATATCTTTGAGTTCTTTGCCTCGATACTTTTCAGGAATCTCGTCTTCTACTTCAGGTTCTGGGGTTGGCTCTTCAGTAGCTTCCTCTACCTGTTGTTGCTCTTCAAGAGTAGCAAACTCTTCACCTTCTTGTTGATCTTCGGGTGCACGATCAATTAATTGTGCCATATTGTTAAACTCCGTGCCGTAGCATTATGGATAAAATTTTACTTGGCGGCTCTTTCGTGATCCCTTGCCCACTTCTCATCAGCATCGGGCCAACCCGTACCTTTGAACTGTGAGGATACACTTGAGATTATCCGCTGTGCTGTGTCTCCACATTCCAAACAAGTAGCAAACGCATCAGAGCTATCTACCCATTGTTCTTCAATGTGTGAACATTTCATACATTTGAAATCAAAGCGTCTAATCATCAGACGCCTCCATATCAAACGCATTTTTTATTCCCGCTTCAAAGTGAACAACATTTAATAATGTTTGTCTTCTACCTTGAAGAAGGAATAAATCCTTTTCATCTTTGATCTCATCAATGTTCT